AGCGGCTTGTTGATTGTATTGTAATCCTGTAAGACCAGTTGGATACACATCTCTAAATCTTATCTCACATTGCGCATTATTCTTACTTGAAAGTACAGTTAGTGTAGCGTCAGATAATATTGCGCCTGTATCTGCTGCAGCGTACTTTGATTTACCAGCTTCACTTGATACGTTAGATGCATTTCTAGTAGGAAATCTGTCGTTACCTGAAGTTAGTAAATTTCTAAATTCTGAATGGTCTCTCGGAAAACCTATTCCAACTAACCAACCATGTATCTCTTGGAAGTTTTCTAAATTTTCATCTACCAAAAAAGTCATTTGTAATGGCTCGTATGTTAGTGTGTCACCAGGTATAGGTATCTTTTTTAGTGGAGTTGCTTGTGTAGTTTCACCTAAATTAATTCCAGGTATATTTACAGAAGTACAAAAGTATTCCACTTTAGGAAGTTTAAGAATACTAAATTTAAATTGAGTAGGACTAGCGTAATCTAATTTTGTAGGTTGTCTAGTTAGTGAGTTTGTAACTGTCATAATACTATTTAGTCGTGTCCTTATCCACCTGTTCCCAGTCCTTTTCGGTGGCTAGTTTTTCAAGTTCTTTTTCTTTACTAGTAAGTACCTTTTTCTTTTCTTGTACTTTCTTTATTTCGTCTTCAATAAACTCTAGTCTATTTTTCTTTTCAGGAAAGAATACAATAGCTAAATATAATATACTAACAGCAACTAAAAATATCCAAAAGTATTGTGTTAGTATTTTCTTCATGTACTTATTTAGTGTCTTTTTCAACTTCTGGTTTTCGCTTTATACCTTTACACTTTTCTCTTATCTCTTTAAACTCATCTGGTAATTCTAAATTTTTATAACGAGAACACATTTTTAACATTTCTAATTGTTGTCTTATCAATGCGTTTTCATTAAACACTTTTCTATATTCTTTTGAACAAGTAGTAGTTAAAGGTATTCTTAATCTTACACCTATTGTTCCTCTATCATCTTCATATCCACTACCAGATGTACCTGTACCTGTATTATCTTGTTTAGAATATTCCATGTAAGGTTCTAAAGTAGGTCCTTGACAATGATTGTCATTTGATAAGTAATCGTTTCTTGCGTCAGCAGGTCTTATTGAAATAGCAAATAAAATAAGCAACGCTAATAACAGATATGTAAATCTATTTGGTGCCATCCGAAGTACCTCCATGTTAGTAGTCTCCAGTGACTTCTCTTTTAAAGTCTTTTAAATCGTATTTTAAATCTTCAACAGTATTTGACATTTTGTAATAACTGTCATTTAATGCCTCTACTTTTGCTCTAGCACTAGATATTTCTGATTTCGTACTTGTCATTTCTCGGAAAAATTCTTCTCTTCCTTCTGTATATGCTCTATTTAAATTCTTTACTTCTATTGTAAATCTTTCATCAATAGCTGCTACCGTATTTGTCATTTCTCTTAATTGTAGAGTATGTTGTTCAATAGTGTTGTTTAGTTTTATGATTGTGTTGATACCTGTATATAGCGTACCTAAAACAGCAGCTAATATTGGTACCCATGTGATAAGTTTTTTGATTTCCATAGTAGTTTCCTTTTATACTATTTATACATTAGGCATAAAAAAAGGGCGGTTTTTTAGGCCGCCCTTTTTAGTATATTGTGACAAATATTACATTAAGTTCGCAACTTGAACACGTCTGTAGTATCTGTTAGCATTCGCATTACCAGCATCAGTTATACCAGATACAGCACCTGAAGCAACTGCTCCAGTTTCTGCGAAAGGATTAGCAACTAATCCATATCTAGTTTTGAAACCGATTTTTGGTTGGAACGTATCTTGGCCAACTGCTCTCACCATTTGAAGTGGAACATAAGGACAATAGAACATACCTGCATCGTACGGTGAAGTACCTTTGTAACCAACAACAAAATATTGTTTAGCTACATTGTTTGCACTGTATGGGTCTATGTATACTTTAAATCTACCATTTAATACACCAGCAAAAGTATTACCAGTATCGTCAATGTTTAGATTGTTGTTAAGTGCTGGAGCGTAGTCCAAAACACCTGCCATTTGTAACGCAGAGGCAACATCTGAAGAACAGATAATCATATTACCTTTTCCTCTTCTTGTTCTCTGTGCGATAACGTTAGCTTCTCTTTCAACTTGGAACATTAGTCCTTTGAATCTCTCAACTGACCATCTTCCGTTTGAGTCTGTATCTAAATCAAATACACCCTCAGTAGTTGTATTAACCGCGGCACCACCATTAGTTGATGCACCTTTTTCAGCATTGATGTAAACTGATCTAACAACTTCTCTGTTGATTTCCGAAAGGATTTCAGCAGATAGAATGTTTGCTAGTTCTGTTTCAGCATCTAAACCATGAATTGCTTTTAAGTCTTGAGCAAGTTCCATAGTGTATTCTGCTTTAAGAGCTCTTGATCTTGCAGTTACTGTAGTTTTCTCAATTGAGAAAGCCATTTCAGCAAATGCATTACCAGAAGCGTCTCCAAGTGCTTCAGCAGTAGCAGTAGTCATACCCTCGTTTTTTCTATAAGCGCCAGCTGGGCTGTCGTTTAATAAACCTGGGTTTGTACCTGTGTGTGAACCAGCTGCGTTAGATCCTGAACCAGCACCAGTTTGGCCTGCTGTTGAATCACCCGCTGCGTTTCTTCCTGAGAAATCTGTATCAGCTTCGTCAAATAATGCTTCTGCACCAGTTGCTGAAGTATATCTACTTCTCATTGCGAAGATTAGACCAGTTGGACCAGTCATAGGTTGTACACCTGCAATGTCGTATGCAATCAAATTAGGCATTGCTCTTCTAACAAGTGAAATTAAAATTGGATCCCAATTTGATGTTCCACCAGTATTGTTAGTAGGCGCTGCTTCGTTTAAGAAAGCACTGTCTTCTTTTTGTGCTCTTTCTTGGTTTTCCAAGATTGTAGCTGTAACGGCACGTCTGTAAGAATCTCCGATTTTTGGTAAATCAGGATGCTCTAGGACTGGCTGCCATTTCTTTTCGTAAGTTTCAGATAAATACATTGTATTTTTCTCCCTCTATATTATTATTTTGATAATTTAATATCTTTTGTTTTACTTATAGCGGCGCTATAAGCAGCCATGCTGTTTGTTAAATCTGCAGGTTCTACTGTAGATCCATCGCTTACCGCCACATCATCTATATCATTAGATTTCGCTTCTTGTTTACCAAAGTATGACTCTTTAATTGTCGTAACTTTAGTAGTGAAGTCTTCCTCGTTTGAATACTCAACTTCTTCTGCAAGTTTGTTAAATTTCTCTTTTTGAGTATCAGTTAGTTCTTCAGAAACAGCTTTCGCTATGTCTTCTCTTTTTAAACTGCCGATAGTCTTGTGAGACTCAACATTCTTTTCGATTTCTTCGTTAAGTTTTTTCTCAAGGTCTTCGATTTTAGAAGCTTGATCTTCAAGCACATTATATTTTTCATCTGGGACATCTATGTAGTGATCTTCAAAAAGTTTTTTCAAACCACCTATAAAGTCCTCAGCAATTTCGCCTTTGATACCTCGTTCAATAGCGATCTTGTTTTCTTGCATCCATTCCTCAACAACGTAGTTAAGGTATGAGTCTACTTTTTCAACAACATCAGCTTTGTGAGCTTCAGTATCTTCTTGTAATTTAGTTTCATACTCGCCTTGTAATCTTTGAGATTCTTCTTTGACTTTTGCTCTAATCGCAGTTTCAAAAATTGTCGCAGCTTTCTGTTTAAATTCCTCAGATAAATCAGAGTCGCCAATAAGTGCATCCACATCTGCTTTGATATCAAGTTCTGATTCTTCTTTTTTATAAGAAGCTTTCATATCTTTTTTATCTTTGTCATCTGCGTGTGCCATTTCTGCCTTCTCTTTATCTTCTAAGGATTTTTCGTCTGTCTCTTTTGATTCACCTTTAAGTTTTGACATTGCATCAGCAGCGCCAGCACTTTTTTGTTGTGCATCACCAGAAACGGGTTTTGTAGATTTTGAAGCGTCTGGATTGCTGTCAGTCGGTTTTACAACCGCTGGACCTAAGTCTTGTGCATCGTTTTTTAAATGCGTAGGCTCAGCCGCTACAGCGTTCTTCTTCGGAGCATCAGCTTGTGGGTTTACCACTTCACTAACTTCCTGTTCCATTGCCTCAATTTTCTTATCTGTTTCGGCCATTGAAATCTCCCTTATAAAAATAAACGTTTATTTTTTGTTTCGTTATAGGATATTTATAAGATTAAAGTTTTTGAAGAAAGCTTTTAAAGATATTAACCTTTTTTTCTTCTAACTCTCGTTTTCTTGTCTTATAAATTTCCATTTTCCATGCACTAACATCTTTCTCTGTTAATACACCATTATCCCATACCCACTCTTTACCTTCCATAATACCTTCTACGAAAGCGTCAGGAGCAGACGGGTCTGCTACAATATCAGCAGCGGTTGCGATGTAAAAATCGTCTTTTACAACATTAACGCCACCTCTT